AAACTTGCTCCAAGTAATCCAATTCCGCCCTTAAGAGCAAAACTTGCTTTTGACATTCCTTGTAGTTGCTTAGGAACATTATCTACTTGTACTTTTCCAGATTTTAAAGTGCCAAAATATTCTTTGAATCCTTCTTTAAGTCCTTGAGTTTGAGCAGTAGTAAGAACAGAAGCTGTTCCACCCGCTACAATCGCTGCATTTAGACTTTTTTGATTTTCAATATCAGCTATTGTGCCTTCTCCTGCTCTTGCAGGAGAAGCTTTTATTTTTGCTCGTTGCTCTTCTAAAAGAACTACTTTTTTGAGTTGTCTTTCTTCTGCTCGTAAATCGTTTAATTCTTCTTGTACTAATGCTGCGTTTTTGCCTTTTACTTTACTTTGTGATTTTTCTAAATCAAGAATTCTTTTTCGAACTACCCTTTGTCTATCTAATGTTCCTAATTCTTTATTTAATACTTTTGGATCTAATGCTCCCTTTGCTTTGGAAACGAATGTGTCTTTTGGATCTCTAGCTGTTCTTGCAGATTTTGCTATATCCTTTTCTGATTGGATTTCATTATCTTTTAAGGCTAGAGAAGCTTTTTTAGCCGCAGCTACTTTTGCTTCTTGTGATTTAATAAATATATCTCTATCTGCTAGGGTTGTTTGAGCACTCGCTTCTAAGTTTCGAGTAAATTGACTAATAGCAGGTACGGCTTGTTTTAGTAGTATAGTAGCTATTCCTGCAAATACTGCAAAAAGTAATCCTCTTGATTCGGCAAGAAAGGAAACTAACGGTCCTAAGGCTTTATTGACAAAACTTGTTACGTTCTGAGCAATATCGCCTAAAGCTGCCGCTAATTTTGAATATGGATCTGGGTCGACTTGTTCTGCAAAGTCTTGGAATTTTTTTGTACCTTGTTCTAATAGACCATTTAAGAACGCTTGTCGTTTCTCATATTGAGTTAAAGAAGCAACAGATTTTCCTAAAGTTCTTGCATATTTTGAAGATTCTTCGTCTACACGAACGAACAAACCAATCTCATCGAGTAGTTCTGGTTCGAGTTTAATCGCACCTCGAAATATTCTATCTAAAGAATCATTAAGATCTCTTCCTAAAGCTATTGCTGCTCCTTTTGCGACTGTTGTTAATTCTTGAATTTGTTCTGCCCCGACGCCTGCACTTGTTGCAAGTGCTACCTGTCTCATTCCATCTGCAAAAGCAATAGCCCCACCAGAAGCATCTACTAAGTCTCTAGAAATTGCAGTTATAGAAGAACCACCAGTAGCACTCAATCTTTCCATTGATTCTGTAAGTGTATCAATTTGAGCAGATCGAGACAAAACACCAAATGCTGCTGTTAAAGCAAAAACGTTAGCAGCTAGTAAGGCGTAGGCTCTTACGAGTCCACCGCTACCCCCACCACCATCAATGCTCTGTTGCATTTTTGAGAAGTTTTTAGTGGAGTTAGAAGATATACCTCCAACACCTTTTTCAGTGCGAGAATATATATCACGACTTTTCGTAAGTTTTTGAGTGCCTCTATCTGCTCTTTCAGTAGATTTAGCTAATTCATCAGTCTGTTTCTGAACAACTTTGACACCTTTTGCGGTAGTTACTACTTCAAATATTACTCTATTATCTGCCACTATTTCCTTTTCATTTTATCGTATTCCGCTTTTAATCTTTTCTGCGAAAGTTCGATAGCTCTACTGTCTAAAAACAGTATTAATTCAAATATGTATTCTGTATTGTGTGATTCTACTTTGTAATTTTTTAATAAAAAATCAAAGTTGGTAAAATCTTTTCCTATATATCCTATATCAGGATATAATCTGTCGCCCAAACTATTAAATATATTTAAGGCTGTAATTACTATTTCTGGAAAATCCTCCCAATCGGGAGGGCATTTATCCCAGTTGGGCTCTTCCCCCATTTGCTCCATCATTTCCAAGTATTGATCCTTGGTCATGCCTACATCTTTATTATCAAGAAATAGGGTCAGCTTTTTCTGTATTAGGTTTTTGTTCTTTGCTACGAAAGTTTTCTAAATCGAAGACTACCTCATTGAGCCAATTATCAAATTCTGAAGAATTTTCTACTAATTGTAACGCATTATCTTCAGAATATTCTAATTCTTTTTTAGGGTCTTGACCTTTTAGATCGACCAGTAATAGATCTTCTAAAAACTCTAATTTTAAACCTTTCCAATTTTGAACAGTTGCTTTTGAAAATTCTTTTACAAATTTTTCATCATTCAATTCATCTTCAAATTGACGTGTTTTTCTGTTAAATTTATTTATAGTACACTTTTTTCGTAAGTTTACTAATTCTTTTCTAGAGAGATTTGCGAGTTCTACTTCAAATCCACTTAGTCCTGGGAATTCCACCCAAGTAGTTTTACTATCTACTAGTAATGATTTTAAATCCATGATGTTATATTCTCCTAATATGTTATAACGGTTGATAAATTTGCAGGATTGCCTATCAAACGATAGTCAAAAGTCTGCGTAAATACTTCGCTTTGGTTCATTCTTTTTGTAAACATACAATTTGCTAAATTTGCATCTAAGAATGTACTGCCACTTACAAGAGTTTTAATACGAACTGTAGTATCTGTATTAAAACTTTGCACTGTACTTGAATTGTTTTCTGTAATATATTGAGTTATATTACCTGAAACAACTCTTCTTCCAAGAGTAAACCCAGAAGGATACATTGCATTTGAAGCATTTGTAACTGAAAGACTGCTTTGTAATGTTTCATAAGGTGTCCAAGAAATATCATTCTGAACACTTAATGTAGCAGATATAATGTTTGAAACATCAGATCCACTAACTTCCACATCAATAAGCGATAAGGTGGGAGTTCTTGTCGAACTAGCACTCACCAGTGAACCTGGGAGTGAATAAGAGGCATCTCCTACTCTTTCTAACTTTTGTGCCTGTCCTGAAACAGCTAAAGTTAAATTTGAACCTTTCGCTAAATTGAAATCTCCGTTTGTTATTACACATTCATTCAATTTAAACGTGCTTTCTCCAGTTACAATAAAAAGATCAAAAGTTTTTATATTTGATCCTGTGCTATCATAATCTGTCAAAAGACTCTTTACAATTGTTTCATCTTTTTCTGTAGTTAATGAAACTGTAAACGAAAAGTTTGCAGGATTTGCTTTTGTTATACTTGTTCCCTGAAACATTTTTGTTTGATCGTGCAAAGTCTTTACTTCGTATGCATCTTCCGCAAATGTCTGTGAGAACGATACGTCAGGAGTCGTTTTTAATAAGTAACGACTCCCTCCGTATACGAGGTGTACATTACTTTCTCGTAGAAAGTTGTACGCTGTCATTGTTATACAGTATAGTCTGTTGAATATTGACTGTCTGAGTGACTTGTTGAACCTACATAGGTAACAGTCATTTCGTCTCCTGTTAAGAGGTCGGTTCCATGAGCCGAGAACTCTACAGAAGTTGAAATTAGATCAGCAACTTCGATTGTTGGAATTTGTAAATGAGCTTTTGGCAAGGCAAAAGATACTAAAGGAGAAGCTCCAGCAGCACCACCCATTAAAAGGCTCATATTGAATTCGTTTGTTACTAGACTTGTAGCAGCTGCTAAATCAGTTAATAGTTGATTTGAGCCGTCAGTCTTAGTATCTAGGTACATGGTTAATGACCCAGAGATTTGTCTAGCTCCTGTAAAGGAACCAATTGGTTTATCCACAAGTCCAAGAGTTTCTGGAGTTACATAAGTAACATTATTAGCAATGGTAATTGAACCACCAGTAATATTAATATCATATGTAGTTGTAGAATCACTTGCAGTTGGATCTAATATTCCATTTGAGTTCTTGGTTGCGCTCAGTGACAATGTTGAGAGTTTATTTCTCAAGTAGTCAGCATCGTCAGGACCTGAACAATCTGCATAGTTATATCCTTCTACATAAGTTACTGTAGATACAGAAGCATCTGTTCCAGAAGGTTTTGCATGTAAAGATTTTGAAGGATCTTCAATCGCAGTATTAACTTGGTCAATTGTTGTTGCGTTTCCAGACCATGTTAACTGGGCAATTCCATCAATTGAGAAGTCAATCTCACACTGATTTACTTGAGCCTCGTTTAAGCGATATGTTGTATTTTCAAGAGCAAAATATATTGAAAGTTTCAATAATTCGTGATGCTCTGATCTTTCAAATGTTACATCTGCATTTGTAGAATCAACAGTAATTGCTGATTGAGAAGTACCAGTAAGCGCTCCTCCTGTAATGTCTTTACCTGCTATAGAAGCCCATAATATATTTTCAACCATATCATGAGTTCCTGAACTTCTCCAGCTGTTAGAACCGTGTTTATACGGTCTTACATAAGTCCCAAAAGACCATTCTGCTGGTGGTAAAGAGTCATTAAATCTTTTTGAACCACGGTTGGGTGTAGCACCTGCTTCGTTAATAGTAACATCAGTTGCTTCACTTCCTTGTGAAAAGCTATATCCATCTAACACACCTAATCTAAAAGTATTAGCATCTGTGCCGTTTCCTTTAAATAGTCCTAGACCTGCTCTTGAGTTATCTGTCGTTGTTGTGCCTGTTACACCATTTACAACTGCAGCAAAACCTGTCCCAGATCCGGTGGTTGCTGATTGATCGACAGTGTCGTCATTTGCATATCCAGTTCCTCGAAAGTTATTTGGAATATACACTTCAGTTACAGCTCCGCCAGATACAGCGGCAACAATACATTTTGCTCCACTTCCTGAACCGTTAGTTGTACCCAAAGTAATAATATCTCCGACTGCGTGTCCACTACCCCCAGTGAATCCATCTAAAGTTGAGATAGATCCTCCGCTGGCGTGTACTCCGTTTACAGAGCTGACAAATACTTTCGTATTTCTCGATAAATTTAAAGCCATTTTGCTTTCTCCGTTTACTTTGGAAAGGGTTTGGCTACATTTTTATGTGCCTTACCTGTTTCCTAATATCGTATCCGCACTGTCATCTCTCCAATACCTAAAGGAGCGATAACTCCTTCATCTGTACTTATACTTCCTATGGTTAAAGAAGTTGTACTTTGTACTGGCGATACAGTATCGTCATACACTAAATTATCATTATTATCTATAATTCTTTCGATATCTTCTAGTAATAATGCTAAAGTTTCTTGAGCATCATTTTCATCATTAATATATGCTCTTATTGTTATATCTAAAATTCTCCATTTAAATTCTCCAGGTTGATATTCTCTGAATTCATCTCCTGCTACTACACAAATTTTCGGATATTGTTGTATTTCATCTAAAAATTTTAAATGTCCATCTACATTGTTAAAGACATTTGAATTATATGGAGTATTTCCATCTATTTCTTTTAACTTATTTACGAGAGCATCAACTACTTTTTTTCTTGCTGTTCTATATGCCATTATACTCTCCTAAGTGTGAATTTTATATCTAGTTTTTGTACTGCTAACTCTCTTATACTTTTTTCTATCAAAGGTCTTGGGTCATAATTTGCACTATATTCGGAGCCATTTTCAAATACTCCATAAGGGTTTCTTTGATATGTATAATCAAAGTGGGCTTGTTTACCTGTAGAACTTGCATTTACAATTCTTGCAGATTGAGCAAATCTTCCACTTCTGTTTTCTAGTGCTGGTCTACCCATATTTGACTGAACTTGTTTAGGTAACCTACTATTTATAAAAGCTCTAGTTATAAAAGCTTCTTGTGTACTTAATCCCCCAGATTCTTGAGACACTCTTTTTCTTTTTTTAGGAAGTCTGGAAGCCATGCTTGCTGTTGGAGCAATTCTTGAAAAAGTTGGTTTTTTACCATAAAAAGTTTCTTTATGAGAAACTGTTATAGGAGATTTATTTTTTACAATTCCTTTTCTATATGGAGAAGTTACTTTTTTTGAAAGTCTTCTATTTCTTAAAAGTTTTTGAAGTCTTGATCCTGAAAAGACCATATTTCCTACAATATTTATAGGGCTAGGACTTCTTTCTGCTCTAGTTCCTTTTTCAACATTACTTAAAGCTTTTGCTAAATCGTTTTGAAAACTTTTTACTAACTGTGATAACTCTACTCCAAGGGCTCTTTCGCTTTTTTTACCTTGTGAAAGTCCTATATTCGCTTTGTTTTGGTTTGCAGTAGCACCTTCTACAGATATTTTTACTAAAAGCTGATCTTTTAATTGTCCTTCTCTTATTCTTACTTTTTGAGCATGTTCTAAAGTTAATTCAGGCTCTAATAAAGTTTCAAACTGACCTTTATAGCTTCCTAATCCAAGTTCGCCTAAATCTTCGATTAATACTTCTGTAGTTAGATCCTCGTCTTCTCCATACCCACCACCATATATTCCTGCATAGAGAGATTGAATTTTTTTGTTAACAACTGCACCCCCTTCTTCGTGACCAATTTGTTGCATTTGTCCAACTCTAGAAGCTATTTCTTTATCGGAAGCATTTTCAAGTCCAAATAAGTTTTTATACTTATCTTTACTTTTTATAACTTGAACATTTAATTCAGTATTAATTCTTTTAAATTCATCAAAAGGTCTTGTTCCATATATAACAAAAGTAATTTTGTTATTAGTACTTTTCATACAAATATTTCTGTATTTTCCGTATTCTACTACCTCTCCTTCTTTGGAAGGTACTCTTGAATCGTTTTTAAAAGCTGTTAATAATTCTTTTGTAAATTCTTTTAAAGGTTGTTTAGCACTATCTTTAAATGCTCTTACTGGATCTCCTCTTTTACCGCCTATCTTTGGTGCTTTATCTTCATGTATTAGTAAATCTTTTGCAAGTTGTTTTGTATCCAATTCTCCTATATGTGGTTGTACATCCAATATATTTTTTCGCATGTACTTATTTCCTTCACCATTTGGATCTTTTATTATTAAGTTATATAAATAGTCTACTTCTCTTTGTAAATACTTTATAGACATTACTTATGAATCTTGTAGAAATCTAGTATTCTCTTAATATGATCTGGAAATCCTATATTTTCTCTTAGAGTTGTAGATATATTATTTTGTATCGAGGCTCCTGCTATTGTTAGTCTTTCTTTTCTTTCGTCTTTTAAGTAATATTTTACTAAGTCAAAACATGCTAGTTTTAAATCTTCTGGTGTAGTTGCATACCCAGAGGTATAAACTACTTTTACTGCTTTTCTTCCTTTTGGAAAAGCTTTATCAGCTGTGTCATTTGTTCTAAAAATTGAATCCACTGTAGTGTCGACAATATACTCATATTTCCCACTTCCATCTGAATTTTCACTAATTAGTGTTACATAACTTTCTGATTGACTTTGTCTTTCCTCTACGGATACAACAGTATTTAATGGACTTTCATCTACCATTATCGAAGTTGTATAAGTATCTTTTATATCAAAGTACTCTGTTTTATTTGTTGAGTAATAATCAATAAAACTTGTGCCACAGTAAGTTTTTACTGCTTGGCTTATGGCTGGCACTATTACATTAATTTTCGCATCTTCAGTTACCCCCTGAATCCCTGCGAAGTCTTTATACTGCTGTAGTGTTATTAAATTTGCCATAGTTAAAAAGGGGGAGTGTTAAGGTACACTCCCAAAAACCATGTTACGTTAAGGGTTATCCTTATGCTGCTTGGTAAGCTAATGCCCACTTAGAAGTAGCACCATCGATTAGATCGGTGAAGCCAAGTCTTTGTGAAGCAACTAGTACTCTACGCTGGTTAGCAACTTCGTAATCGGACTCAACGGTTACACCGCGTAGTCTTGGCATTACGTAGTTTCTAGTGTATACAGCAACTGCACTATAGATGTTAGCGGCTTTAGCAGCGAATTCGTCACACATTAGTACTCTTGAACCGAATACTTGACCAATTTCGCCACTTAGCTTAGTAGCCATATCACCAACTAAGTTAGCATCTTGGAATTCAGCATCTTCGAGTAGGTTATAGTACACGTCTTGTGACACGATATAAACTACGTCGTTTGGATTGATTCCATATTTACCCATATTTTTTCTCATAGCGAGAAGATCAGCTGCGGTAACTGCATCACTAGCTGCGAAACCACCTGTTCCAACTACAGACTCATGATTGTCTCCATCAGCTGCTGCTAATAGACCTTCAAATGCGCCTGAAGTATAAACACCATTGTCGTGGTTACCTGCTAAGATTGCATTTTCAATACCTCTTGCATGTGATCTAACCATAGATTCTCTGATCAATGGTAGAATTGGCAAGATTGCATCTTCTTCTGTCTCGTTACCTAGGTAAGATTGAGAAATAAGCTTCACGGTTGAAAGAGTTCTTTCAGTCAAGTCAACGCCACCATAAGGAGAACCATAAGTGTCACCTCTTTGAGCTAAGTTACCGTGTGGGCTTGAACCTGAAGCTGTTTGAGCTGAAGCGAATTCAGCATAACCGCTATCTGGTAAGATTGGGATAATCATGTTTGCAGAAGTCATAGTAATTTCTCTAAAGAGAGGTGCTAGAACTAATTCATTTTGAATATCTCTTTCAATGTTTGTTGAAACAACTTGCTCGAAGTCTGCTGAAGAAACGCCAACACCTGAATGTGCGTTAACTTTTTCCATTAAACTCTTAGCCATATTGTTGTCCCATCCTTTACCAGTAGCTAAACCAGCAAATTTTGCATCTAGAATATCTTGCTCAAATTCTTTTTTCCAGTCACCGTTAGATGTTCTGTCTGAAAAATGTCTTTTGGATTCTCTGATATTCATAATTTCTTCTGATTTCTCAGAAAGTTGAGCCTCAAGAGATTTAACAACTTGTTCTAAATTAGAATAGTCTTGTCTTACTCTTGATTCTACATCATTCATTAGTTTTTCAGCACCAGTTAGTCCTGCTTGAACGATAGTTTTTTGCTCTTCCTGTTTTGCTTCCTCGGAGGCTTTAAGAGATTCAGCTTCTGCTTGTGATTTCTCAGCAGCTTCTAAAGCTAATTTCTCTTCAGCAGCCTTCTGCTCGGCTTGTTTCATTGCATAGCTAGCAACTGCTTTTTCAGCAGCTTCAGCGGCAAATTTCTCAAGATCGAACTCAGGTGCTACAGGAGCTTGTTTTTCATTTGACATATTAGTCTCCATTTCCTGGGCGTCTGCCCTATTTGACTGCTCAACTTCAACAGCGTCTGCTGAATCATTTGAGTTAGTCTTGTAAAAAGTTTGCTTATACTTGTTGTAGTCTTCCATAGAATCGAATGACTTGCTTAATCCAAAGGTTGCCCCTTGGTTGCATGGCACTGAAACTACAGACACTTCGAAAAGTTCCGCGTCCTTTATTTTATATCCATCGGTTTCTGTCATATAATCAGCGTCCTTGACTTTGAAACCAACAGAAAAAGCTCCAAGGACACCGTCTTTAATTAATTGTGTTACATCACCAGCGGCTTTTGAAATCTTTGCAGAAATCTCTAGTCCGTTGTCTGTAACTGTAATATCTTTTGCTCTACCAATAGGTTTATCATAGTTATGATTAAACAAGATAATAGGATTATTTTTAAAGTTTTCTAATCCTCCTTTTGCCCAAGCATCTGCTTCGATAATATCTCCAGCTCTGTCTAAACCATTCGTGCTTGCTGATCCTTTAATCTCAACTCCACCATCGTCGGTGTCACCTAATGATTTAAATGTACTGGTCCAATGGAAGATCTTATTTGACATCTTTTTTCTCCTTTTTCGGTGCTACTTTTTTAGGAGCAGCTTTGGGAGCAGGAGTTGGTTTTGGTGTAAGTTTAACTGGGTGACGTAAATTCATTGCAGATAATACTCGACTCCAAGATCCAAAGGCCCTTCTTAAAAGATAGTCTTTTACTGGTACGTCATTACCAAATCCTTTGTATTCACTAAGAGTTACAGTTTTCATGTCTTTCTTAGTTAAAAAGTTAGATAATGCTTTTGCCATCATATCTTTTGTCATATTAATTTTCCTCGCTTGGTGGGGTCTCGACTGGTCTGCCACCTTCTTCTGGATTTACTGCCGATCCTGCTATATTTGCAGGAACTCTTGGGGTATCAAAACCATTTACTGGTTCTTTACCTAGAGCCTCTCTTGCTTCATTGGCACTTAAGATGCCAGTATTTACGAGAGTTGCGTAGTACGCTGCTTGATCTCTAAGCTCTGGTTGTAAAGCAGGTATACCTGTTACATCCTCAGAGATAGTGAAACCAAAGAAACGCTCAACAGCGTATCCAATTTTTCTTACTATTGGTAAGATTGTTTCTAAATAATAAAGTCTATGGTTAGGTCTTATGTTTGCATTGTTGCCACCATCTAGTAAAATAGGTGGTATTCCCATAGCCTCTAGTATAATTCTTTCGTTTGCTTTTATTGATTCTTGAAAGTCTAATTCTTTAAAGTTAATATTTGTAAGACTATCAACTTCTAATCCACCGTCAAGAATAAGTGGGCGTCTTCCGCCTGTGTTTGGATTATATCGTACACTCCATGCTTGTAACATTCTTTCTTTAATTTTTTCAGAAAGTGTATTCGGCGACTTAAGTACTAATCCTGGTACTGCTCCATTTTTAAAGAAGTTATCTTGAAAGTTTCTCATACTAGCTAATAGTTGCATTGTTCTAAATGCTGGTTTTAGTCTAGGAACTCCTCGATAAATGGAATTAAAACTGTTTTCTTTTATATGTATAATCTCATTTACTGAATAATCAATGCTATTATCATATACGAACTTTTCAATATAAGTATTTGTATCACTATATATTGTCATTTTATCTGCTGGAAGATGATACAAATGAGCACCATCAAAATAAATAAATATATTTCCATCGATAAGTAAATCTATTACAAGATTTCTTTTAAAAGTGTTAATATCCTGAAAAGGATTTGGTTCTTTATTTACGAGTATATCAACTTTTGATCTACGAATATTTTTTACAATATTGTTGATTCCAATAGTTTGATCTCCAATTTGATACGGAATATCCGATACATCATCAACAATCATATTTACTGCACGGTTTACAATTTCTAATTGTTCATAAGCATTTCTATAATTTGTTACGACTTCACGAGAGTCAATTGTCATACCCTCGTTTCGAGATATTACGTATTGTGCAGGGTTGAGTTTATCCTCTACGTCTGCTCTACCTATAAATCTATCATACCATGCCATGTTTGTCTCTCTGTATCTCGACCCAATTATGTTGTTTCTTTGCTGTGATCAATTTGGGTCGTTTTCCGTAAATTGAATGTAATCTCAGATGATGGTTATGGCAAAGCGTAACTGTGTATTCATACACCTTTTCTTTGTTCTCATCAATAAAGGATTGCCGAAGCTCTAGTATATCTTGCTCATTCTCTATAGTTATATTTTTATGTTTTAACCAAGTTTCTAGCAGTTCCGTTAATCCGTAGTAATGATGAAAATCTAAATCTTTAGTCTCTCCACAAATATAACAATTGCTTGTTTTTTTGTATTTCGACTTAGCTTTGTCTCTTACATATTTAACTAAATCTCGCTTTAGGTTCATATTTATACTCTTAATTAGAATTATACCAAAAAGTCACACCATAAGTCAAGAACTGTTTTTCAGTAGGTATTCTCAAAATGAGGTCATGCTCGTTTCGAATGAGTATAACGCGTATCTTATAGCGTCAGCCATGTGAGATGCCATATCGTGTTTAGGTTTTTCTTTTAGTAAATTTGGGTTAGGGTCCCATTGATATTGATCTAACGCCATCAATGTTTCCATGCATTTTTGATCTACAATGAGTTGGTCATTATCTACGACTCCAGCTACTTGTCCTATTCCATCTAGTACTGATTTCTTTGCATTAAGAGTACTAATATCATAATTTTGTGCAAAATCGTAACGAGTTTGTTGAGCTGCAGAGTCAATATAGATATAATCAATATCCCATTTTTTAATCAATTTTTGAATTTCTTTTGCGTGTTGTTCTGTTGTTCTTTCTGAGTTATAGTACTCATCTACAATATAATATTTTTCAGTGTCCCAATCATACGCCACAACACAGAGCGCAGTAGGATCTTTATAACCAACGTCAAGTCCTGCAAATACATCCATACGACTTGTATCAAATTCACTTAAATCTGATACACATTCTTCGTGATTAAATTTCCAGATTTGTCCTTCGAAAACATTAAAGTCTGCCATGTATTCTTGATTAAACTCAGCTTCAGACATTGTCTTTTTTGCTTCTATAATATCTTGTTCGGAAACTCGTGGATTTTCGTGGTAAGTTGCTTTTATACTACACCATTCTGGAAACTCTTCTGAGAATCCTCGATAGTAAAACTCTGCAAAGTAATTATTTCTTCCTCGTGGAGTAGAAATAAAAATAGCTTTTGAACTTTCTTTATCAAGTGTTGGCCGTAGTGCCACATTGAATGCATCCCGTCCGTCTGTAAGTGCGGCTTCGTCGAATATGATAAGATCGTATGATCTACCAACTACAGAGTCTACCTGATTAATGGAACCCATTCTTATAGTAGATCCATTAGATAGTTCTATAACTTTATCTTTTGCGTTATCTCGTGTAACTTCTAAGTCAAAATGTTTTATAAGATTTCTTTGAAGATCAAAAGATATTTGAGACAGTGAATAGTTGGGAGACATTAGTAGAACGTTTGATCCTGGTACTAAACATACCAGTTGTCCTATAATATTTGAGATATATGTTTTTCCTTGACGGCGTGAGACAGCCGCGCAGACAAAACGATATTTAGGATTATTGATGGCATTTATAATTGCCGTTTGTGAACTGTTGGGCTCGATCCCTAACAGATCAAGATACCCTTCGATAGGGAGTTTTATGAAACGACTTTCTGGATTTATTTCCATTAAGTAGTCAGGGACAATATCTGAGCGGCTTACTTCGATCAATGTAGAGTCTCTTTGTTAAATAAATTAAAAGGGTCGTCGGATTTAAACATTCCGTACTCTTTGGCTAATTGTAGTAGATATAAATAACCCCCACAAAGATCTATGTATTCACGCTCTCGTTGAGTTCGTGTTAAACCTCGTTCTTCTCTGCGTTCTGCATTTCTTAATTGTTCTATAGCGTACATAGATAAACCGTCTAGCCAAGCTTCTCGTTTATCTATCACTTTTGGTACTGTCATGGTTTCCTTCGTTTAATTCCTCTAACATATTTTTGGGATTTAGGTGGCATCTTTTTAGAACCACCTTTTCCTGCCCAAAATAATTTATCAGCCCAGTAGGCTGCAGAAGATTTGCCTTTCGCAATATTTCTTCTGTGTCTCGCTTTGAAACTCTTTCTGGCTTCGGGACTATAATTATGTCC